AGCCGTATCGTTTGGCCTGATGGACTACGACGAAGCGACGAACCGATACAAAGTACGGCATAACTGGCGGCAACTGCTCATTGAGCGCAACATGGTGCTAAAGAAGCCACCCGAGCCCGAGCCGGAACCGGACGAAGAAAAGCCATTGATGTCGTCAGAGCAAAAGCGTAAACTCGCACAGACAACCGTACAAAGCGCACTAACGCACAGGACGGCGCTGGAAATGGCGTGGCGATGAAAACATGGATACCATGCTTCACCAGAAGCGCAAGAAACCAAGAAAGCTACGATCTTTACATCACTGAGTTTAATCACGGCGACGGTAAGACAAAAGCTGAGTCATTAGAATGGGCAAAGACAATCCGCGAAGCTGAGTTCAAAGGATACGTGCCACTAAAGCGGTAATATGCAATAATTGTGCCATCACGGTTAACCCGAGGTAAGCATGGGCGTACATTCAACCTTCACGCAAAACAAGGCAGATGAGATTTGCATCCTTCTAGAGGACGGTCTAAGCCTTCGTAAGGCTGCTGATGCTGTAGGCGAATCAGCTAGAACGATTCTCAATTGGACCAAGGCGAATCCTGAATTTCTTACGCAATACACGCGAGCAAGGGAAATCGGCTATATGCAATTGGCTGATGAAATCCTGAATATCTCTGATGAGGCTGATGTTGAGGTTCGATATGACGGTGAAGACACTAGACTAGACCTGAGCGCAACAGCCGTGGCACGTAACAGGCTGCGAGTCGATACCCGTAAATGGATGCTGTCCAAGATGCTGCCAAAGGTGTACGGCGACAAGATAGAGGTTAAGGGCGACCCTGACAACCCACTTCAGACCGTCAACAAAGTGGTGTTTGAAGTTGTCAACGCTAAGGGTTAAAGTCCCGGAAAAGCTGGTACCGCTACTGAATCCCAAGCGATATAAAGGGGCTTATGGTGGGCGCGGTGGGGCTAAATCTCACTTCTTTGCAGAACAGATCGTATGCCAAGCCCTAGCCGGCAAGCGCATAGTCTGTTTACGTGAGGTACAGAACAGCATCAAAGAGTCGGTAAAGCAGCTACTGACGGACAAAATCATCAAGTTCGGGATTGAAGATCAATTCGACATCATTGAACAAGAGATTAGAGGCCCGCATGGTAGTCAAATCATTTTCAGGGGCTTGCAGTCGTTCAACGCGGCAAATATCAAATCACTTGAGGGCTTTGATATTGCATGGGTGGAAGAAGCCCAGACACTTAGCCAGCATTCACTAGACCTACTAAGACCAACCATCCGTAAACCAGGTTCTGAGCTTTGGTTTAGCTGGAATCCACGTTACAAGACTGACGCTGTGGATAAGTTCTTTCGCAGTGAAAAGCGAACCGACTCCATATCAGTGATGGTCAATTGGTACGATAACCCGTGGTTTAAGGAAACCCCGCTTTATCAGGACATGCTGACCGACTTCGAGAACGATGAGGACAAGGCAGAACACGTCTGGAATGGCGCTTACGGCTCAAGTCAGGGCGCTATCCTAGCCAAGTGGATAGGCAAAGCAGAGCGTGAGGGGCGGGTTCATAACGGTGTTGAGTTCGATCAAGACGGGTCAACAATCGAGGTTAGCTCAGACTTAGGTTTTAGGGATACGGCATCGTTTTGGTACTGGCAACGCAAGATTGGCGGGTTCTCCCTGCTCAAGTACGAGGGCGATACCGGGCTAGATGCGTCTGACTGGATACCGCGCATCAGGGACACCGTGAACGGGCTAGGATGCAAGAAAGCCCCAAAGATATGGCTACCGCACGATGCCAAGGCCAAGACGTTTCAAAGCAAATACACCACGATTGAGCAGTTCGCACGCGACTTTGGGCCGGGCAATGTGGCGATTGTTGCCCAATCCAAAAAGATGGATCAGATCAATGCAGCGCGGACAATCGCGCCTAGATGTGAGTTTCACCGCGACTTGTGCGAGACTGGGTTGGATGGGCTGTTGGCGTGGGAATTTTCCTACAGCGAGGATAACGGGGTCTTTAGCCGTGAGCCTTTGCACAATTGGGCAAGCCATCCAAGTGATGCTTTTGCCTACGGATGCCAGGTAATGCAGGAAAATAAAGCAAAAGAACCCGAAAAACCTGATATATTCCCCATAACCGGCCAAAATGGAAGAATTGTCACAGCTACCCTGGACGAGCTTTGGGATATGGCCCCCCGTAAGACCGAAAGGTATTAATGCTCGCTCCTATCGTTTCCGATAAAGTCGTTTTAACCAGTGCAGCCGATAACGCGGCTGATGCTGTGTTTAACTCGCTTCGATGTGAGAACGACGCAGCCCCCCGAGTTCGGGCAACTCTGGTATCAGGCGCTTATGTGTGTAATGGCCTGAATTATGACGCTACGGGCCGACTGTTCTATGTTGACGCAACAGCAGGACTACCGGCCAATACCACGTATTGCTCAGGGCTACCGATTACACCAACGGGCGCTTTGTGCATTTCCACCAACGCACCAGCCACATGGTCTAACGGTGTGCCGTTCGTGACCAATGGCGCGGTATCTGCAACGGTGACAGCATGACCGATGAAATCAAGATTGACGCGGCTGGCGATTGGCTCGATAAGCTCAAAGTCTCCAAAAAGGAAGATGAAAAGTTTGTCAAGCGCGGTAAAAAGATCGTCCGCAGGTATCGTGATGAACGCACCGGCTGGGCTGATACAACCAAGCGTTACAACATTCTTTGGTCAAATATCCAGACCATGCTACCAGCCCTGTACGGTAAGACGCCACGGGCACAAGTGGAGCGACGATTCAAAGATCAAGACCCCGTAGGCCGTACCGCATCAATCATCATTGAACGGGCGCTACAGTTTGAGATTGACCACTACGGCGACTTTGACGCATCCATTAAGGCAGCTGTGCTGGATAGGCTGTTGCCCGGACGCGGCACAACTTGGATACGATTCGAGTCTATTGACGTTGAATCACCAGAAACTGATATAGAACAAAAAGATACGCAATTAGAGCGGACATGCTCTGATTATGTGTATTGGGAAGATTTCCGTTGTTCACCAGCTCGGGTTTGGGATGAAGTGACATGGGTGGCGCGGCGTGTTTACTTGTCCCGCAAAGAGGGAACAGAGCGATTCGGTGAAGAGTTTGCTGACGTTCCACTGACGCATGAGCCAATCGGACTTGACGAGGACAAGAGCAAATCTCAAGACGACGCCAATAAAAAGGCGCAAGTGTGGGAGATATGGGACAAATCCAGTGAAACCGTCATATGGGTGGCTGAGGGTCATTCCAAGACGCTGGATGAAAAGGAAGACCCATACGGATTGGATGGCTTTTGGCCTTGTCCGAAGCCTTTATATGCAACTCAGTCAACTGATACGCTTGTCCCCGTCCCTGATTACGCGCTGTATCAGGATCAAGCCGACGAACTGGATAAGCTGACAAACCGCATTCATATGTTGGTTGAAGCGGTCAAAGTGGTTGGCGTGTACGATTCATCGCAGCCTGGCATTCAGCGGATGCTCAATGAAGGCGTGAACAATACCCTTATCCCAGTAGACAATTGGGCGGCTTTTGGTGAAAAAGGCGGGCTAAAGGGTACGGTTGACTTCATGCCGCTGGATTCTGTACTGATGGCGTTGCGTGAATGCTACGTTGCACGCGATCAGGCTAAACAGGTCATTTACGAGGTTACTGGCCTGTCCGACATTATCCGGGGGGCTAGTGTCGCAAGTGAAACAGCTACCGCACAGCAGATCAAGAGCCAATACGCCAGTCTTCGCCTGAAATCGCTACAGATTGACGTTGCCAAGTACGCCAGCGCCATTCTGCAAATCAAGGCGCAACTGATGTGCGATCTGTACTCACCTGAAACGCTGGTGAATATGTCCGGCATCATGGGGACGCAGGACGCGCAACACGTTCCGGCTGCGTTGCAATTGATTAAATCAGAGCCTGCCCGATCATTCCGCATCGAAGTCGCCTCTGATTCGCTAGTCGAGATGGATGAGCAGGCCGAAAAAGCCTCACGAATGGAGTTCTTGCAGGCTACTGGCGCTTTCATGGAAAAAGCCCTGCCCGTGGCCCAAGCCGCGCCTGACATCACCCCGCTGATTGCTGAAATGCTGTT